ATATAATTAATTTTACTTACCTTCTCCCATCATATCAAAAATCGTCAGCTGATTGGGGTCTTTCGGCTGCGGCTCTGTGACTTCTGTGGCCAGGATGCGGCGGACTGTGACTTCATGTTCTATAAAAAATTCACGCATGATAGTCTCTATACAATCATCATACCTGAGCCTTTTGGTATTGTATAGAATATCCATGCGCTTTTGTATGGCGATGTATTTTCGGATGGTGGTGGGACGTTGTGGATTGTGCATATTGATGTTGTTGGGTGATACAATGTTAAGGTCCGGGATCGACAGGTATTACGATTTCAAGTCTTGGATCCGGACAGAGTGTGAGTTCTGTCTCCAGGTCCATGTCTTCTATGATCTGTGCTACTGCATCGAGAGCCGTGTAGTCATAAGCTATACATTTGAAGAGGTGCTCTGACCGGATGATATTGTTGATCCTGTTGTGATAGGCTGTACCTGTGCGCACGATGCTTTCAAATAGTACTGCCTCCTCATCATCCGGGAGCGTGTAGGCATACCTTTCGTTCATCAGGGATTTGAACACTTCTTGAAGGGTTTGCACATGGTCTATATCGGTGCTAAGTATATCCTTCTCATCACCATATACAGTCTCTGAAAGCAGGATGGTTTTAAACTGAAGCTCACCTCTCTGTACACCATTGAGAAGGGTTTTCCATAGAGTGGGCATCATCTGTATGTAGATGCCGGTAGTGACGATCAGTGGCTCTTCACCATTCTGCATGTCCTGACCCATGTACCAATCTACGAAGATATAAGGAGTGGTATTATCTTCTCTCCAGTGTGGATTCTGTATTTTGAGTTTGAGTACGGTATAGATATGGTCGATCATGATCAGATGATTTTGCTGAGGTGTGAGGTAATGATGTCTTCATGTATTTCATTGAGCTTGGCAGACTCACCCATGAACTGACGTTGTGGCATGGTGCGGTTTACCTTGCGGCTGTGAGCTCTTCTGGTGGCACGCTTGCCGGATCGGGTGCGGTAGGTATGTTCACGGACGTTTTGAGTCATGGCAATGGTACCGCCTTCATTGTGTATCTGAGCGTATTCTACCTCTGTGTAGACTTTACCACTGTTGCCGGTGACTTCTGTCCGGAGAGAACGTCTGAGGCGTCCGGATTGTACCAGTGGCCGCTGTTTGATATTGCCGGATTTGTCAGTAACCGGGTCCCACGTTTTGAGCGACTGATCAGTGAATCCTTTGTTGCTCCAGGACTGATCAAAAAAGTTGCGGGCCTCGATGACAAGTTCATTTACGATCTTGGGTATGGCTGCTTCTATTGCCTTTTTGTGCTTATCAAATACCATTAAATGAGTGTGGAAGTGTTGTGTAATACATTGCAAAATTACAGTATATGTAAAAAAGTGACGCAAAAAGTTATCCACGTCAACAAATTGCTATATATTTGCACTACAAAGATGATAAAATGGAGGATACAGGTTTTATGACAGAAGATGGTTTCAATATTAAAACTGGTCAGAATATTAAAGTTTTAATAAGAAACAATGTAACTGTAAAAGGTATTGTAGAAAAAATTGAAAATGATTACTGTGTAGTTCTGGAAGATCAAAACCTGATCATTTCAGAATGCTTTAAGCCAAAATATAACCACCCATTAGATAGCTTTCATCCTGTTTGTGGTGAAAGATATGCTGTGTTTTATATGAATTAATACGTAAAGAAATAGGAGGGATTCTTCCTTCCCGTGCCTCAAAAGCCTTTCAGAGCAATCCGGAAGGCTTTTGTTATTAAAAGACATACAAGGTACCGTTCTGGACGATCCATAGCTCTATATCCTTCATTCTTTTTGACGCCTTGACTTTTGATACGATCTTTGACAGATCAGCATCGTTGAGCACTTCAGCGATGACCACTTTCTTTTTGTCAGCGTGCCGGCTCTTTGTGAGCTGATCAATGGCGCCTCCTTTTTCCCGGATTCGTTTTTCTATATTCCTATAGTTTGTAGATGTGAAGGATTTATACTCAGCCACTGTGTCCGGTCCTAACAGGTAGTCCGGATTTTTGACATTGATATTGTCATGCTGAGGCAGCATTTTGACATCAATACCTTTTGTGGTCTTCAGGTATTTGGCCATGTTGTATTCCTTTTCAAATGCATCATTCACGTAGTTGCTGAAGTGTACATCAATGCCATCAATATTATCATAATAGGTATCACTTTGAAAGATGTCATTACGTGCCTTCCAGATGTTTTGTACATCTTCTTTTTTTGCTGAGGTGAAGTAAGGATGTTTTTCATTCCAGATCTTGCCGGTCTTTCCGGGATTGGTTCTGAAGGCCGGCGGATGGCTCTGATCGTCGGGCAGACTCTTTGGATCCAAGACATAACCATCCGCTGTCCTGGACTGAAGGATATAGCACCTACAGTTCCATCCATTGGGCGGATAGTATGAATCCCAGAATTCATCATCAATAGGTTTGGCCACATCGTGCAGTGTCCTGTGTGACATTCTGACCCTACCATCGTCCTGTGTCTTGTACACAAGATAAGGGAAAGTATCTTTGCTGCGCTGAAAGTCTGACCATTGAGCTGCTGTCTGAGCGGCTGCAACGGTAGTGTTGTATTCTGCTTTTAACCAGTTTTTGTTGTATTTTTCTCCAATGGTGATCGCTTCACGTTCAAAGGCTGACCAGGAGCGGATATTACCTTTCTCATCGACAAGGGATTTCACCATTTCGGCAGACTGGTTATAGTTTTTGAAGGCTACAAATGTCAATAGATTGGTGCGAAGCTTCAGCAGTGTTGTTGCCCTGGTATCAGAGTAATTTGCAAGGTCGATATTGTTTGACCCGGCAAAGGTCTCAATGGCTTCATAGAGCGTCTTCATCTCTTTGGTGACGACTTCCGGAGATACCTCAGGACGTCTTGGTCTTTTACTGAAGATGTCACGTGCTACTTTCAGGATCATATCTTTAAGCGACTTGATAGGCTCAAAGGCCAGGGTATGATGTCCTGGACAACATGTCAGCTTGTATATACCATCGACATCCGGAGCTGTATACTCCAGTTGAAGTTTAGTTTGTCGTTTCTGAACTACTTTTTTTTTTCAGGAGCTGAAGCAGCTCCGGTAGTGCCTGGCGTAGATGTGTCAGCTGTCGATGCTGTAATCGCTTCCTCCTCTTCATTATACTCCAGGTCTGTAAATACAAACTTGGCCCCATCCAATGGGTAGTCAAAATACTTCTGAAGGAACGGGAACAACTCCCAATTGATATGGTATTGGATACGGCGCATCCGGGCAAGGGTGTATTTGTTTAATTGCCTTTCCTGGACTCCGGCATTGGCAGCATAAGCTACTTGCTGGGATGATGCTGTCGTACCATTGACCAGGAATGCTATACACTTATCGGCGTAGTCTAAGAATTTTTCAAAGGTAACATGACCTCCTCCGGTATTACCCATCGGCTCTTTAACCTCAATGCTATCCTCATCATCAATGAGTGCCCATCCTGATGCACCAAAGTTTTCCAGCATTTCTTGTTTCTCATTCAATTCTTTTTCGTCTCTTGAAGCAGTCTTCATAGTGACAAACGGAATGCCAAAACGTTCGTTTCTTCTGCCCCAATCTCCCAGATTATAATCCTTTCGGATGACCAACTTTGAAATGGCTTTCAAAAGACCCAAATCATCAGGATCTCCGATACCTACCAATCGACCTTTCAAAGGGCCGTAATCCCAATCAAATCCATCCTCGTCAAGCGGACTTAACAACAATTCTTTTGTCCACGGTCGCACATGTTCCCTGGGCATCAGATTAATTTCTTTTACTAGGCCATCCTCTCCCATTATAGGTTCGATCAGGGAGTATCCAAACATTTCTGTATCAACGCAAAGTTCCAGATACTTGAAAAACCAAGGCGTATCAAAGAGTGTAACTAATCCGACATCGTTTATATCTCCCTTGCGAATTTCAAAGTCTCCCATCTGAATGTTGAATCTTGCAGTACGCACTTGCGCCAAGAGCTGATCATCTTCCATGATCCGATGATATAGCATGTAGAGATCATAACGATTTGGTCTGATAGTGTCTTCTGCTGACTCTATTGCTTCTTTCCATTTTTTCAATGATGCTTCAACCCTGTAAACGTACCTCGTGAGCTTCCTGCGTAAAGGTTGTTTCTTATCAAATATATTTGATGATTCAGGGCTTTTTGCCAAAAATAAGGATTTAATTCTTTCAAACATGATATATGGTTAAAATTTGAGATATGAGCGACTTTTGTATAAAAATGGCATATATGTACCATTTTTGTAATATCTTTTAATCTGTGTCAATTTAAACACTACTTAAATGGGTGTCACAGTTTAACTATGAGTGCGCTTTGCTTCGCTTCCCCATCTGAATTTTGTTTTTGGCCGGTCAGTATCTTCCAAAATAAGTTTTGGCAGATCCACTGAAGCTTTACCGTCAGATATTTTTTCAAGCAGTTTGATGACATCATCATAATTGTTGATGACTCTTTCCGGAGTGATCTTGTCAGGTATTCTCTCCATGATGTAATATATGACCAATACCATCAACCAACGTTTGACTGTCCTGTGATCATTGATAGCATCGTAAATGGCTGTCCAGTCATAATATGGATATAGATAATCTTTGATGACGGAAGCTGCTGTAAGTTCTGCCTCTTCCAGGATGGTTTCATCATCATCAATGATCATGCTCAGCTTCTGAGCACGGATATATGTTTTGTAATCTTCAGCTGCTATCATGCTTTGTATTTTGACTTATTTGAAAATTTGCCTGATCGGGGTGTGAACCCACTTGACCGGCTGGTACGGGCTGTATAATATAGTGCTCCTTCGAGAGCATCGGGAGCGTCATCGTGTCCGAATGGAAATCCAAGGAGCTGATCTATAAATTCAACGGTGTCCGGAGACTGCCTGATGTCTTCAGATATCCTGATCAAACCCCGTTCAAATAAGGGTGACATGTTTTCGATCCTCAGGTATTTATTTGGCTTGGCTCGTTTATCACCTCTGATAGGCAGATGATGATTGCGGGCTTCACCTTCTTTGGTAAACTCATCCAATAGCAAATCCTGAAGAAAGTTTGCCTCCATGTAGTACCGGCTGAAGCTTTCATAGGTCGCATACCGATCATAGAATATGTCAACCATGGACTTGGTACTGGCTCTTTTGACCCAAATGTCAAGTATATCATGTTTGTTGCCGTCAGACCCTACCGTTATGACGGCCTTAAAGTCTCCTTTTTCTGTCTCTTTGTATGACGGGTCACAGTAAGTGATCAGACTTTTATAGTGTTTGAATGGTTTTGGCTTGCAGTATTCGACCCATTCTTTTTTGAATACATTGCCCTCTTCATGGTGCTCATGAAAGTACTCCCTGCGAGCTGACCGGTTTCCCATCTTGTTCATCTTATCGACGAGCATTTGGGTTGTGTACCTTTCTTTCCAGGCCGGGCGGCCTTGGATATGGTCAGACTTGGTGTGGCGTGTTTTGCTTTCAAAGGCGTACACCTTCAGGTGATACCTGTCCGGATGTTTAGGGTCTTCAGGATTGACATCACCTACCATATTTGCCAGGATAGATGCTTTATGTATCCTGTTGCCGGCGACGATCAGACGGCTTCCTTTGATAGAGAGTGATCCATAGAGGTCTTCAAGTATCCATCCTACTGCTTCTTTGACCCTCTCAGGGTTACGGACGATTACTTTGTCATCTATATCATCAACAACGGCATAGTTTGGCCTTTTGGCAGCTTTCCTAATACCCCTTGGTGATTGACCCCGACCAAGAGCCCAGAACCCGACACCATCTATGGTAGCAAAGGCACCATCAGTCCAGTCTCCCATTTTGGCCAGTTCGCCGTAGTCATTGATCCAGCGGTTGTTTGATACAAATTCTGCCTGTACATCACCCAGGAGTCCTTTTGCTTTATCCTGGTTGGCTGATACAACAACCATTCCGGATATCTCTTTTTTTGCGTACAGGTACATGGACATGAACACGTTGGCAAATACTGATTTGGCGTGTTCTCTTGGCCACTCCAGTGTGCCAAAGAAGGTAGGGTCAGACTCAATGTCTTTTGCTGCCTTCAGATGAAACCATCCGAAATCAGCATCCATGTAGTGTGGGAAATAGTATTTGCAAAAACGATTGAAGTCAGTCAGTAAGCTGACGATCCTTTCTTTTTTTTGCGCTTCTGTTTCCTGAGCAATGGGTGTTTTGCTTTTGATTTGTTCGCACAATATAAGCCACTCCTGGTACTCTCTGAAATCCTTGGTATTTTGTTTGGCCACAGTTACAGGATTTTGCGTTTTTCATTGATAAACTCATCAGCCGGCTCTGTAAGTAGCTTGGCCAGTTCAAGGTCTTTATGCTGGATGAAGGTAAGCAGCTCCCTGACGACGTGCACATAATCCGAAAACTTCTTGGCATCTTGCCGGATAGTGGTGTAAAGTTTTTGTAATGCGTCGATATCGCCTCGTTCTATCAGTTTTGTACTTTCGCTGTCTTCAGTCAACCAAGTGTCTACCCTCCGCTCCAGGGCACGGGTTTGATAGTCTATCAGTTTGATGATCCTTTGTACAGAATTGTCCTGAAGCAGTTCCTCAGATACTTTCTTTTCTT